TCTAAAAAATAATTAGTATAATCTAAGGGGAGAATGGATTCTCCCCTATTTCCTTCCTTATAAATACTAGTGAAACATATAGATACCTATTATGGCAGACACTAGTTCTCAACAACCTACAGTATTCGATTACGCAACTGGAACTCAATGGAGAATTGCGTTTAATCGTATCCCTAAAACAACTTGGTTTTGCACAGCTGCAAATGTTCCAGGCATTACTTTAGGTGAAGCTCAATATGCTACACCTATGTCTGATATGTTTGTTACTGGTGATAAACTTACTTTTGAAACATTAAATATAACTTTTCTTGTAGATGAAGAACTTCAAAATTATAGAGAGTTATGGGATTGGATAGTTGGTATTGGATCTCCTGTTAATCATTCACAATGGGAAACAACATTGGCTAAGGGAGATGGTGCTATTAGACAATTTGGCACTAATGATGCTGACCCTAGAACAAAATCTACTTTTGAAGAATCTAATTTATATTCAGATGCTACTTTGTTAGTATATAATTCTAAAAATATACCAAAAGTAAATGTTAAATTTAAAAATATGTTTCCCACAAGTTTATCATCATTAGAATATTCTCAAGATTTGACTGATGTGGAATATTTTAAAGCTAGTGCAACATTTAGGTATCTTTATTACGAGTTTGAAACTTCAAATTGATAAATACAATTAAGTAGCCTAAACAGAAATTAATTAAAGTGAGTCCACTTGATTAGGCTGTGTGACAATATAGCTAAGAGTGTTTGGGCTACTTTTTTATTTTAAATGACTTGACTTTTGCGTTCCTATATGTTATTATAGGTATGCCTGGTTTGTAAGTGAATATATAAAGAATAATATGACATTAACTGAAATACAGGATATGGTCAGGAAAGACCTTAAAATCAATGATCTTGAATTGGATATAGAATCCCTACGAATACCTTCCCTACATTCCAAGTATCTTCAGCTCTTAACAGAGCATTCGCTTCTTTTAAAAAAGACACAAGGAGAACTTAATGTTCTTAAAAGGGATAAATGGGTGTTTTATACAGGAAAGGCAACAGAAGAGATTTACAAAGAGAAAGGGTCGTTTGATGTGAAGTTGAACACTAAAGATGACCAGAAGACTTTTATAGAGGCTGACAAAGAGTATCGTGACCTAAAAGGAAAGGTTGAGTACTATGAAACTGTAGTTGATTATTTACAGGAGATAGTGAGGTCAGTTAGTAATCGTTCTTTTCAAATAAAAAATGCAATTGAGTGGAGAAAATTCGAGGCTGGAATTTGATATTATAATTCACAAGAAAGATGATGTTTATTCTCAGATTGAATGTGAAAGAAGTATTACAAAAGAATTAAACGAATATTTCAGTTTTGATGTGCCTGGGGCAAAGTTTATGCCCAGTTTTAAGAACAGGCTCTGGGATGGAAAGATTCGATTGTTCGACATACGGAATAACCAAATTTACGTTGGGTTATCCGAATATATCTACAAATTCGCTACAGCAAAAAAATATACTATTAGTGGTGGGGTGAGAACTCCTCTGGAAATCGATGTAGGCACAGTACAATCATTTATAGATGGTTTACAAAGTACTGTGACTATTAGAGATTATCAACTAGATGCAGTACAACATTCTATTAGAAATGGAAGATGTATACTGGTCAGTCCTACAGCTAGTGGAAAAAGTTTTATTATCTACATCCTAATTCGATATTATCAACAAATATTGGACAACTCTCACATACTGTTATTGGTTCCACGTTCCTCATTAGTGGAGCAAATGTATACTGATTTCCAAGATTATGGATGGGACTCTGAAAAGTTCTGTCACAGAATCTATGCAGGAAAAGACAAGACTTCCCCAAAACTTGTCCATATATCCACCTGGCAGTCCATATATCAACTCCCAAAGAAACATTTTGAAAAGTATAAGGTTATCATCGGTGATGAAGTACATACTTTTGCAGCTAAATCCCTCAAGACAATAATGCAGAAAACAACAGATTGTCCCTATAAATTTGGATTAACAGGGACACTTGATGATGCAGAAAGTCACCATTTAGTACTGGAAGGATTGTTTGGCTCAGTCAAAAAGGTTACTACCACCAAGCAACTCATGGATAGTAAACAAATCTCTGATTTGAAAATAATAGGAATTGTCTTGACTTATTCAGAAGATGAGTGTATAATAAGAGAGTATAACAAAGAAATTAAATTTATAACAGAACATCCTCAACGGAATAATCTGATTAGAAATTTAAGCATTGATTTAAAAGGAAATACATTAGTTCTTTTTTCGTTAATCAAACATGGACAGTTGTTACACGAACTCATAAAGGAAAGAGCCAATGTCAATAGGAAAACTTTTTTTGTATTTGGGGGAACAAACTCCGAAACAAGAGAAAACATTAGAAAAATCGTTGAACAAGAACGAGATGCCATTGTTGTCGCCAGTTTTGGTGTTTTCAGTACTGGTATCAATATTAGGAATCTGCATAACATTATTTTTGCTAGTCCTTATAAAAGTCGTATTAGAAACCTACAGTCAATAGGCAGAGGTTTACGAATACACGAAAGTAAGGTAACTGCGAGGCTATATGATATTGCAGATAACTTTAATAATAATAACCATACGATAAAACATTTTATTAAGCGTATTGGTATCTATAATCAAGAAGAATTTGATTATGAGATAATAAAAATTAACCTAAAATAAATTATGGAAAAGGAAAAGAAAATACATTATGTTGATAATAAATTATTTTTTGCAGAAATGGAAAAGTGGAAAACAGATATTGCAGAATCAGATGAAGTCGATGATCTACCACCTGTGGTTACAGAGTATATGGGCGAATGTTTTTACAAGATTGCAACTCATTTATCATTCAGGCCTAATTTTATCAATTATACCTATCGAGAAGAAATGATAGGAGATGGTATAGAAAATTGTATTAGGTATGCAAAGAATTTTAATCCAGAGAAATCTAAAAATCCATTTGCATATTTTACACAAATTATTTATTATGCTTTCATTCGTAGAATAACGAAGGAAAAGAAACAAACCGCTATTAAACAAAAAATAATTGATAATACGGCAACAAAAACATATGATGTGATGGAAGGTGACGATGATATTTATTCTAACACATATATGGAATTCTTACGAGACAATCTCGATGAGAAAGAAATAATTAAACCTAAACGTAAACGATCCAAAAAAGGGATTGAACATTTTATAGAGGAAGAATTAAATGAAAACGAAATTTGAAGAATATGTCGAACAAGTTGATAGCTTGATTAGAGACTTTACTAAAAAACTCCATGTAACTGAATTAGATCTAATTGCAGAATCTATAGAAGATTCTCCAGCGGGTACTGGTAAGATGGATTTTTGGTTAGAGGATATTGTTGATAGTGAGCAAATATCAAGAAACTCTGCCAACGATATGTCTGAACCTGTAGCTGGTATTTAACATTGTCAAAAATTGCAATAATAACCGATACTCATTTCGGCGCCAGGTCAGACAGCCTTATTTTCAATGAATTCTTTTATGACTTCTATGAGAATCAGTTTTTCCCATATCTCAAAGATCATCCTGAGATTACAACTTTTCTACACATGGGAGATTGTCTAGACCGTAGAAAATATATTAATTATAACATAGCTAAAGATTTTAGAGAAAGGTTCATTGCAGGATTAGATGAACTGAATATCCCTTGTCATTTTATAATAGGTAATCATGACATATATTATAAGAATACTCTTGAAGTGAATTGTTATGATGAATTAGGAATGCCTAAGAAGTCAACCATATATTCTGAACCAACTGTAGTTACGATAGATGGATATGACTTAATGTTCATTCCATGGCTAACACCAGATAGTGTACCATCATTTACAAAACTAGCGGAAAATCCAGGCGTTCAAGTTGCATTTGGTCACTTAGAAGTTTCTGGTTTTGAAATGCACTCAGGGGTTATGAGTCAAACAGGAGTTAGTAAGACTATATTTAACAAGTTTGATATGGTAATGTCTGGACATTTTCATAAACGATCTACTGATGGTCACATATACTATCTTGGATGTCCCTATGAGATGACATGGGCCGATTGTGATGATCCTAAAGGGTTTCATGTGTTCGATACAGAAACCAGAGAGCTTGAATTCATACCAAATGAAAGAAACATCTTTGAGAA